AGACAGAAGTGATTTTAAAGATAGTTTTACATTTGTTACTCCCGGATATGGGGTTCGCCCATTAGAAATGTCTGGTGCGGTTGGATGTGTTCAGCTTGATAAAATGGATGATATGATCCAACAAAGAAAAGATAACGCAAAATATTTCAAGCATAGAATGAAAGAATTTAATTTTATCTCTACTCAGGAAGAATGGATCGGGGAGTCGAGTTGGTTCGGGTTTGGTATGGTCATAGATAGTAATAGAGACCAATTCGCTAAATATCTTACACAAAGAGGAATAGAGGTGCGACCAATTGTAGCAGGTAATTTTGTGAACCAACCTGTGGTGAATGATTTAAAATATGATGTGAGATGTGAACTCGCAACATCAGAAATTATTGATAAACGTGGATTGTTTATTGGTAATGACTCTAAAGATATCTCAGTAGAAATTGATTATTTTATTGAGTGTGTTTCAAACTATGGTTACGAACTATGATACAGGAGAAGTCAATGAAAAAATTTATGTTAGTTTTGTTCGGTGTGTTTTTGTGTATGGGATCCGTGCATGCTAAACCTTATTTTAAAGATAAGATAGTTAATATCAATCTTCCAGTAGGAGCAGGTGGTGCATTTAGTGCATACACTCTTACTATTATTCCATTTCTCAAGAAGCATATTCCTGGGAATCCAACAGTTGTGATGCAGAATAAACCTGGCGGCGGCGGGTTCAGGGTTGCAAATTATATGTATAATCATGCACCAAAAGATGGCACAGCGATAGGTATGGTGTTCAGTGAAACTTCCCAATCCGCACGTATTAGTGTAAGGGGGGTTCGGTTTGACCCAACTAAATTTGTTTATCTTGGCGGCGGTTCTACAATACGTGGCACTATAACAATACGAAAAGACCTTAATGTTCGAACCCTTCAGGATGTAACTCGGAGGAGGGTTGTTGTAGGTTCTACTCGCGCAGCAGGTATGGGTTATTTTATACCTCTTGCTTTGAATCATTATTTTGGAACTAAGTTTAAAGTGGTGACCGGATATAAAGGAATGGCACCTATCGATTCAGCAGTTGAAAATGGTGAATTAGATGGTCGTGTTACCGCATGGGAAGGAACTAAGTCTACTCGTAGATATTGGTTAGAAAAAGATTATGTTGTTCATTTAGGAACAGTATCTCTTACTAGAGAACCAGATCTACCAAATATTCCAACTGTTATTGAAATTGCACCAAATGAGGAAGCGAAAAAAGTATTCACCTTCTTGAGTGGTATAGGAACTCTTGGGCGAGTTTATTTTACTCCTCCTGGGACTGATCCGGTTGCGGTTAAGATTTTACGTCGTGCGCTGGTTTCTGCATATAATGATCCCGGATATAGGAAATCTGCAGCTTCGAAGTTTATTACGGTAGAACCAGTGGACTATCGCGTAATTGAAAAGGATGTGGAGAGGGTTATGGGTACACCTCAAAGCATTGTTGATTTGACCAAGAAAGTTGTAGGTCTTAAAAAATAATGCGAAATATTGCAATATTTGGTGCAAGCGGAATGCTAGGGTCTGCTTTGTCGAGAAGGTTAGATTTAGATTATTTTCTAATAGAACCTACTCATGAAGAATATGATTTGACTTCTCCCGAATCTTGCGATTTATTTTTTGACTGGAATTCCCCCGACACAGTAATTATGTGCGCTGGTAAAGTCGGGGGAATTAAAGCAAACATGGAAGACCCTCTTGGGTTTCTAAATGAAAATTTATTGATGACTGTTAATGTTATTAATTCTTGCGTTAAAAACGGTGTAGAAAATTTTATTAATGTTGCATCATCGTGTATATATCCGCGTGATTGCAATCAACCAATGAAAGAGAGTTATTTACTTGACGGAAAGTTAGAACCGACAAATGAAGGATATGCGCTCGCTAAACTTGTTGGTTTGAAACTTACTGAATATTATCGCAAACAACAAAATTTAAATTACATTACTTTGATCCCTTGTAATTTATATGGACCGAATGATAACTGGACTGAGGGTGGTCATGTTATGGCAGCTCTTATAAAAAACATTAATGATGCGGCGGCAGAAGGCGAGTCTAAATTAACTATTCGTGGTTCGGGAACAGCGAAACGTGAGTTTCTTCATGTAAGTGATGCTGCAGAAGGAATAAAACATATAATGGATATAATGCACAACCAACCAAACCGATTAAAAAAATGGGATTATTTAAACTTAGGATCAGGTGAGGATTATAGCATAAAAGAGTTAGCAATGAAAATTTGCGACGCTATGGATATGAACTATAAACCGTCATTTGAATATGATAGAACATTTCCTGACGGTATGCCAAGAAAGGTTCTTGATAATAGACGCATAACAGGTTTAGGGTGGAAACCTAAAATTCATATCAATGAGGGTATTATGGAAATGATAGGATATTCGTAATGGAACTATTAGATAAATTTGATCCATTATTAAAACAAGAATCTGCAGAATTTGATTTTCAAAATGATGATCCGGAAAACCTATTTGATGAATTAAAGACATATATGTGTGAGCATAAAGGAGTAGGGCTTTCTGCTTGTCAGGTAGGAATAATGAAAAAAGTTTTTGTTGTTGGAGACCCCGATAACTTAGACGATGTCATTCCATTTTTTAATCCTAGAATTGTAGATACCTTTGGTGAGGATGTTTATTATGAAGAAGGATGTCTCACTTTCCCAGGTCTTTGGGTGAAGGTGAAACGACCTAGTGGGGTTCGTATTCGTTTTGCTAAAGTAGATGGTGATATCGAAACAATGAAATTTGATGGTATGACTTCACGAGTTATTCAACATGAGCTTGACCATTTACATGGGGTTCTTTTTACTAAACGAGCAAATACATTTCATTTAGCACAAGCAAGAAAACACAAAAAGAAAATAGATAAGAAGTTTGGAAAAAAGAAAATAACAGATAGATGAAATACGAACCATATTATTTGAAGGACGTATATAATTCGTCTAGCGAAAATAAGTTTACGGTGATATCTACATTTGCTGGAGGAGGTGGGTCTTCCGTTGGGTATAGGTTAGCTGGTGGGAATGTCCTATGCATGAACGAATTCATCCCAGAAGCAGTGGAAACATATTCTAAAAACTTCCCGGAAACAAAAATAATTCCCGGTGATATCAAAAAATTAAGTGGTGATGATTTCTTAAATGCGGCAAACTTATCGGAGGGTGAGTTGGATATTTTAGATGGTTCTCCTCCTTGTTCCGCTTTTTCAATATCAGCACCTAAGAACATGGGAAAGCAACATACCGGATCTATAATTGACAACAGAAGAACCTATTTTAATGATGATGGAGAAGTTGTTACTGAAGGTGAAATTGAAGTTATAGATGGAAAAAAAACTTATAGCGGTCGGGAAGTAGATGAAATAGAAAATTTATTTCTCGAATATATAAGAGTGGCAAATATTATTCGTCCAAAGGTAATAATTGCAGAAAATGTAAAAGGTATAACTATGATATCCGCTCGTCTAAAACTTGCGGAGTTCATCAAAGGATTTGAGGAAATAGGGTATGAAGTTACTTACAAGGTTCTCAACGCTGCTAAATTCGGTGTACCTCAGAGTCGGAGGCGAACTTTCTTTATATGTGTTCGTAGCGATGTTGCTTCTGCTATTGGTTATAACTTTTTAAATATCAATAGTCTTTTCCCTAGAGAATGCACACCGAATGGAGTTACTATTGAAAGTGCTATTGGCAATATCGAAAACGATTCTGAAGAAGTTCAAATGCTTTTGGACGCTGTAGAAAACGGGTTTCAGAAAAAGTTTGCTGAGCTGCTTCCGTTTAATCCTAGTAAACCAAGAAAGCCCTCTGACGTATCGAACCAACAAGGTTGTTTTAATATGAAACGACCATCCCCTTCTCACCCTTGCCCGACACTAACTCAGTTGGGTCAACAATTAGGTGCCTCTGGTGTTCTTCATTATGCACAAAATAGAAAGTTGACAATTGCCGAATTAAAACGTATAATGAGTCTACCTGATGATTTCATATTAACAGGTACATTTGACCAAAAGGCAGAGCGCATCTGCCGCATGGTCGCCCCTAAGATGATGGCAGAACTTGCCGATTCGATTTATAAAAACGTGTTATCGCCTTATAAACATATATGATGGAGTTTTGAATGCGCGAAGATTTTCTGTGGGTAGAAAAATATAGACCCAAAACAGTAGGAGATTGCGTTTTACCCGCAATCTTAAAGGAAACATTTCAAAAATTTGTAGATGATAGGAATGTTCCAAACTTGCTTCTATCTGGAGGTGCAGGGGTGGGTAAGACTACTATCGCACGTGCTATGTTAGATGAACTTGAAGCTGATTCTATTATTATCAATGGATCTATGAACGGTAACATAGACACCCTTCGCCATGATATTAGAAATTTTGCAGGGACAGTTTCTTTTATGGAGGGTCGCAAATATGTGATCTTGGATGAGGCAGATTACCTTAATGCTAATTCTACTCAACCAGCTCTTCGTAATTTTATGGAAGAATTTTCAAATAATTGTGGATTCATTCTTACTTGTAATTTTAAAAACAGGATTATATCCCCATTACATTCTAGGTGTTCTGTTATTGAATTTAAAATTACAGGAAAGGATAAACAAACATTAGCAAGTGAGTTTTTGGATCGAGCATGTAATATTCTTAAATTAGAAAATGTGCAGTTCGACAAAAAGGTTGTCGCTGAAGTTCTTATGAAATTCTTCCCTGATTGGAGGCGAGTATTAAATGAACTTCAGAGATATGCGGCAACAGGTTCTATTGATACAGGAATTCTTTCACAAGTTTCTGATGTGGACACCAAGGAGGTATTAAATTATCTTCGTGAAAAGGATTTCAAGTCTATGCGCAAATGGGTTGCCTTAAATAGTGATATTGACCCAAGTGTATTATATCGTAAATTGTATGATAGTGTTAATGATTTTCTTGATAAAAATTATATTCCTCAGTTTATTCTTACTCTAGGTGAATACCAATATAGATCTGCCTTTGTTGTAGATCAGGAAATAAATACTGTTGCCTTTTTAACACAAGTCATGGCAGATTGTGAGTTTAAATGAACTATGAGGTAAACGTACTATCCAAAGATATTGGTGCTGAGGTTATCGGTCTTGATCTTTCTAGACCTCTAACTTCTAGTATCTCCAATCAATTATATGATTTATGGTTGGAACATTTGGTTTTAGTATTTCGCCATCAACTTCTTAGTGATGAAAATTTAGTTCGGTTTTCAAACCATTTTGGTAAACCTTCAAAACTTGTTGTCGATAGCGGCACGTCAAGAAAGTTAAATCCTCATGTGATGTTAGTTAGCAATATTCGTGAAAACGGAGAGTTCATCGGTACGCTGCCGGATGGTGAAATGTATTTTCATTCGGATGCGGCATTTTTTGAAAACCCATTAAAGGCAACAATTTTATACAGCGTTATCATACCACCCCAAGGCGGCAATACTATTTTTTCTAATATCTATAAGGTGTGTGAACAACTGTCTCCTTCAATTAAAAAACGCATAGAAGGCAAAGATGGTCTTAACAGTATGGAATATGGGGTTACGATTCGAGACGCATTAAAAATTAAACATGAACTTCCTAATAGGGATAACACGGTATCTGCTAATCATCCTATTTTACCTAAACACCCAGAAACGAACCGTCAGGTTGTTTATGCTAATAAAATGATGACGGAAGAAATTATTGGTATACCAGAGGAAGAAAGTAATCAGATTTTAAATACAGTGTATGATTTAATAGAAGAGTCGAAGGATTTTCAATATGAGCATGTATGGCAATCAGGGGATTTAATACTTTGGGACAACAGATGTTCACAACATGCTAGAACTGATTTCCCTTCGAGTGAGCAAAGGTTATTGAAACGAGTGGGTATCTTGGAGAAATAATATGGCAAATAATGTTTCGTCTTATATCAGTTTTTATGAAATGACACCGAAAACCGAAAAAAGATTTGAAGAAGTTTTTCCGCTAATTGAAGCTGATGGCAAGACTATTGTCTTTGGTGGATATGATGCAGATGGTATCTATAAAATTTATGATACAGATCCAGAAACGGTTGATAATTCGTATGAATGGTGGGTTAACAATGTTGGTGCAAAATGGTTGAATATAGAAGACTTCACTACAGACTGTATGTCTATCACCACAGCTTGGTCTGCACCTTTTCCTTTTTATGATAAACTATACGAATGGTTGTCGAAAGATTCACCTGACCTTATGATGTGGGTCCGCTATGATGATGAAATGCCTAATTTTATTGGGTGTTATGGGATAGGACCAAACGGTTATGATTATGATGAGTATGTTGATGAAAAAAGTTATCAAGTTTGTTTCGGTGCGGAACCATATGGGGAGGATGATGATTATAATGAAAAATGGTGGGATATACTTGATGAGTGGTACGATGATGAATATAAGTTTTTCTTAAACGGTTATCAAGAATGGAAAGAAGAACAAAATGACTAATCCTTTTGATTATGTAAATGCTGTGACATCATCTAAGAAAGATATGATGCGTGGAACTGAAAATGATGAGTTAGCAGAAAAGGGATATAATCCATACCTCACAAATCGTTCCTTATCATATCATCAAGATTGCATCCTTTATGTTAATGAATTGAACCGTTTCGGAGACTTGGATAACCTTTTACAGTTTGACTTTTTACTAAATAGTCTAAGACCAAAGAAGCGTTATGCTAAATGGATAAAACCAGAGCAAAACGAAGATTTAGAGTCGGTCATGGAGTATTTTGGTTATAGTCGGGTGAAAGCGGAAAGGGCAATGAGTGCCTTAACCAAAGAACAAATTACCATGATAAAAGAAAAAAATATAAAAGGTGGTAATGATGGTGGACTTGGAAGAAATGGTAGAAGTGACGTTACATAATGCTGAGGATTTTTTAAAAGTTCGTGAGACTCTCACCCGAATTGGTGTAGCATCCCGTAAGGATAAAAAGTTATATCAGTCTTGTCATATTCTCCATAAACAAAAAAGATATTTTATTGTGCATTTTAAGGAATTGTTCGCACTAGATGGGAAACCTTCAAACTTTTCCGATGAAGATAGGGCACGTAGAAATACTATTGCGAATCTGCTACAGCAGTGGGGACTCGTAACATTGATTGATCCAGATATGGTTAATCTTGAACTTGCGCCTATTTCTCATATAAAAATAATTTCACACAAAGATAAGAATGATTGGATACTTGAACCTAAATACAATATTGGAAAGAAAAGAGAAAATAATTCTTGACAATTGGTGAATAATAGTTATATAATAGTTATAGTGAATGATGCCAACTGGGTCATTCATAACAACCCTTGCTTAAATAGGAGGAAAAATTATGGTAAGGACATTCACGACATCTGACGTTTTTAATCAACTAAGCCCTTTCACGATTGGGTTTGAACGTGTTTTCGATATGATGAATAATCATCTTGAATCTCACCAACCATCTGGTTTCCCGCCATACAATATCAAGAAAGAAAGTGATGAAAAGTTCTCTATCGAACTTGCATTGGCAGGGTATTCAGAAGATGATCTCGAAGTCGAAGTTAAAGAAGGGGTCATTACGGTTAGGTCTAAAGAATCTGACAAAGATGGCGATGGTGATAATACTTTATATCGCGGTATTAGTCAGCGTAAGTTCACTCGAACTTTTACAATTGCAGATGATATTCAAGTTCTAGGTGCTAGTATGGAAAATGGTATGCTTGTTATTCCTCTGGAAAGAATTATTCCAGACCACAAAAAAGCACGCGCCATTCCTATCAATGGAAAACATATTTCTAAAGATAAGAAAGAGTTTCTTGCTGAAGCTGAATAAATACTTGGGGGAACTCCGGTTCCCCCATCAACTTTGAATAGAGGTTATTATGGACATTAATAGATTGAGAGAAGAGCTCGAAAGAGATGAAGGAAGAGTCGACGCTATCTATTTGGATCATCTTGGGTATCCTACTTTCGGTATCGGTCATCTTATTACCGCTGACGATCCAGAGCATGATAGTCCTGTCGATACAGCGGTTTCCGATTTGCGGGTTATAGAAGCATTTGAAAATGATGTTCAAGGTGTGTTATCAGACTGTGAAAAACTTTATGTACAGTGGGAACATTTGCCTGAAGAGGTGCAACTAATTGTTGCGAACATGATGTTTAATATGGGACTGACCCGACTTCGAAAATTTAAAGGTATGAAAAGCGGTGTCGATAATCGTGATTGGAATGCTGCTGCTGATGAAATGGTAGATAGTGCTTGGTATCGTCAGGTCACTAATCGGGCAGAGCGACTAGTCAAACGCATGAGGGCTGTATAATATTTTATACAAATGCCATAACTTCTGGCAATAATATTCTTATAAGAGGTTGGAAAGACGGTTCTCCTTATCAGAAAAAGATTAGGTATAAACCGACTCTTTTCGTGCCTTCCCAAAAAACTAAATCAAATTGGAAAACAATTCATGGTTCCAATATAGAACCAATGAAGTTTGAATCTATGGGCGAAGCTCGAGAATTTATTAAGCAGTATGAAGGTGTTGATAATTTTGATTTATATGGATTTCCTAGGTTTGAATATGTTTTTCTAAATGAATTATTTCCTGAAGAAGTTGTATACGATAAAGAATTGATATCAATTTGTAATTTTGATATTGAGGTTGGTTCGGAAAATGGATTTCCAGATCCAGAAACAGCTTCTGAAGAAGTTACCGCAATCACTGTTAAACAAAAAGGTCATTATAGTGTTTTTGGATGTGGTGAATATTCGACCAACCGTAATGATGTAACATATACACAGTGTGCAGATGAAGCTGAATTGCTACAAAACTTTTTGGTACATTGGGGTTCCGGTGGATGCCCTGATGTTCTTACTGGTTGGAATATAAGTTTTTTCGATATACCATATCTCGTTCGTCGTATCGACAAAGTTCTTGGGGACGGTGAGTCTAAACGACTGTCTCCTTGGGGAGCGGTGTACGAAAGGAAAACAGTAATTCAAGGCAAAGAATTATTATCTTACAATATTGCTGGTATCGCTAATTTAGATTATCTAGAGTTATATCGCAAGTTTACATATTCACAACAAGAATCTTATCGCCTCGACCATATTGCTTATGTAGAATTGGGTGAGCGTAAAATTGATTATTCTGAATATTCTTCGCTTCATAGTTTATATCGAAATGACTATCAAAAATTTATAGACTATAATATAAAAGATGTTGCGCTTGTCGATCAATTAGAAGATAAAATGAAATTGATCGAAATGGCATTTACACTTGCCTATGATGCCAAGGTTAATATGCAGGATGTTTTTACTCAGGTCCGCATGTGGGATGTGCTGATACATAATCACCTTTGGAATAAACATGTTGCGGTTCCAGTTACTGGTGGTGGTAATAAGAAAGCTGCGTATGTTGGTGCTTATGTGAAAACACCTCAGGTTGGTATGCACAAGTGGGTTATGAGTTTCGATTTAAATAGTCTATATCCCCATTTGATTATGCAATATAATATTTCACCAGAAAAACTTATTATGGGTAAGAAAACTGAAACTAGCGTTGGTGATATATTGAAAGGTAAACTAACAACCCAAAATGGTTTAAGTCTTGCACCAAATGGTTGTTACTTTAATAATGATAGTCAGGGGTTTCTCCCCGAAATGATGGAGCGGATGTATAACGATCGTGTCGTCTATAAAGATAGGATGATTGAATCGCAAAAACTGTATGAAAGGGAAAAGGACGTAGAAAAGAAAATACAATATTCTAAAGATATTTCTCGTTATAAAAATATGCAGCTTGCCCGCAAGGTTCAATTGAATTCAGCTTATGGTGCTATTGGTAATCCCTATTTTCGGTTTTTTAATTTAGATCAAGCAACAGCAATTACAACAGGTGGTCAATTAGCAATTCGTTGGATTGAAAACTCTCTTAATGTGTACTTAAATAAGATTCTGGAAACGAAGGATGAAGATTATATCATTGCGTCAGACACGGACTCGGTCTATATTACTTTTGATCGCTTGGTACATAAAGTGTTTGCGGAGGGAACAGAGGATGGTAAAATTATCACCTTCTTGGATAAGGTTGCAAAAGAGAAGTTGGAACCTTTTATTGATCAGAGTTATTCGGGTCTTGCTAAACTTGTAAATGCATTTGATCAAAAGATGAGCATGAAGCGTGAGGTAATTGCTGATAAAGGTATTTGGACAGCAAAGAAAAGATACATTCTTAATGTGTATGATAGCGAAGGTGTTCGTTTTGAAAAACCAAAACTTAAGATTATGGGCATAGAAGCAGTTAAATCATCTACACCAAGCAGCTGCCGTGATGCTATTAAGGAGTCTTTGAATCTTATTATGAATACTAATGAGGGTATCCTTCAGGAGTATATTCAGGAATTTCGTAATGAATTTAGTAAAATGCCATTTGAAGACGTTGCCTTTCCTCGAGGTGTGTCGAAATTATATAAATATATGGAACAACCAAAGAGTATTCCAATTCATGTAAGGGGTGCGCTCGTATACAACGCCACCCTCGATGAACATAACTTAAAGAGGAAATATGAAACGATTAAGGAAGGGGAGAAAATAAAGTTCTGTTACATGAAACTCCCAAATCCTATAAAATCTAACGTCATTTCTATAGCATCTACACTTCCTCCTGAATTCGGATTGGAAGATTATATTGATTATGATAAACAATTCGATAAAGCATTCTTAGAACCATTGCGTGCTGTTCTGGAATCTATAGAATGGAATGAGGAAAAAATAAACACAATAGAGGATTTCTTTTAATGGCAGATATACCTGAAGAATATCTATCCTTTGATTATGGTTTTTCAGCGGTAGATGATCCGACCGAAGGGGTCGAAACTGATCCGACTCCTGTAAAGGCAGAAATATCGGAAGACGTTGAGAATAAACTAGAATCAATTGAGGATAAAATACAAGCACTCACTTCCCTTATGTTTCGTATGGAAGAGGGTCAAGACGAAAGAGTTTCTGAGGCAGAATTGCGGGACAAGGTCAGGCAGCTTGAAGCGATCATCGTCCCCTTACTAAATAACCTATTGAAGACTGCTGATAAACCATATATCCATTGGCCGAATCGAAAGGAGATATGCGAAAAGCAGTTGGAAAAGGTTCTAGAAATAACAAGGGGTTAAAAAAATATGCGTAATTTTATACTAGGGGCGGCAATTGCTGCTTTACTATCTACTTCAGCAATGGCGGGCAAAGAAGTAGCAACTTCTCAATTACCAACTATGAAACCGTTAGATTTATCAATTTCACTTGAAACGGATTCATACTATAACACTGAAACTGAAAATATGACTTCCGAAACGGGTGTCGTATTAGGTTATGAATCATTTACATTAGGAATTACTCCTACAATAACTGATGCGAGTAATGAATGGGATGTATCTGACATAAAATTAGATTTAGCATACGAATGGAAAATAACTGACGATATTGCGATTACGCCATATGGTGAGTTACATTATGATTCCGACTTAGAAGCAGGTGATAAGGTTATAGGATTAAAAACGAGTATCAAACTTTATTAGGAGGAAAACATGGTTGGCGTAGACTGTGGTAATTTGGAATGTATAAATCCACATTGTACTTGTGACCCATGTGATTGTAGTGTAAATAAACGATGTGAATGTTGTGATGAACAGGAAACACCTTAAAGAACAAAACTTAACCTATTTTCAGCATATGCGGGGTGCCTTGAAAGAGGCATTTCGCGCTGGGATAGCTGTGGATTTATTGTTTATACATGCTTTTATTCCTTGTGTATTTGATAATTATTTTTCTCGATATTTGAAAAAAGCGCATAAAAGGATGAACGGTGAAGAACTTTGAAAGATTTTTAGCTGAGGGTGTTTACGACAAACACATCTTTAAAGTTGTATTTATGGCAGGTGGTCCCGGAAGCGGGAAGTCATATGCTGCTGACAAAACGGTTGCTGGTCTTGGATTAAAAACAATCAACAGCGATAAATCATTTACAAATTTAATGGCAAAGGCAGGTTTAAGTCAGACTATGCCTGATAGTGAAGAAATGCAAAGGAATGCAGTATTAGCACAAGCAAAAAAGGTTACTGCACTCCAGACTGCACTTGCTTTGAAAGGTCGTTTAGGTATGGTAATAGATGGCACAGGTGCTAATTATGAAATCATACAAAATCAGCAAAAATTATTCAGTCGTGCAGGATATGATTCTTATATGATATTCGTTAACACTTCTCTTGATACTGCCTTGCAACGAAATGCAAAAAGAGATAGAAATGTTCCAGAAAAAATAGTTAAATCAAGTTGGAATGCGGTGCAACAAAACATAGGTAAGTTTCAGAGATTGTTTGGTGCTAGGAATTTTGTTATCATAGATAACAACGATCCAACTGAAGATTTATGGCAAATATCATCAAAAAATATAAGAAGACTCATCACCAAACCTATAGAAAATTGGATTGCATTAAAGTGGATAAAAGATGAGTTAGCAAATAAGAAAAAACCAGGAGGAGTTCGGTATAAAACATGATATGGTTATGGGTAGTCAGTAATGTAGCAGGGTCGTTATTAGGTGCTGCTACAACAGCATGGTTCAAAGACACTAAAGCAGGAAAGTGGTGTTTTGATAGATACCTTGCTATAGTTTATTGGGCAAATGAAAAGTATGGTTTAGATATCCTTGATAAGGAAGAAATTTCTTGGACACAAAAGTATCCGAAGATTAATTCTAAGATTATGAAGTTGGAATCTAGAATACTTCATTTGGAAAATGAATTAAATAAAATAAACAAAAAATAATACTTTACAATTGGTGATATCTATAGTATAGTATAATGGTGAATTATGGAGTTTTGAATGACTGACTATTTTAGAAATCTTGTTAAATCTATTGGTGATGTGGATACGCATATCGCGCAGGACTCCCTGCATTCTTCAGAGTTTAGTGGAGCAATAGATACAGGTTCCTTTATCCTAAATGCCGTCCTAACGGGTTCCCTTAAAGATGGCGGCGTTCCTAATAATAAAATAACAGCATTTGCGGGTGAGTCTGCTACTGGCAAGACATTCTTTGTTCTCGGAATCATACGGCAATTCCTAATGGATAATCCAGATGCGGGTGTTTTCTTTTATGACACTGAAGCTGCGGTTACTAGAGGAATGATGGAAGACCGTGGTATTGATACCAGTCGGGTCATTATTTCAGAACAAACAACGGTACAGGGGTTTCGGACCCATGTATTTCGAACTCTCGATCGGTATATAGAATCAGAAGATCGACCTCCAATTATGTTTGTCCTTGATTCATTAGGGCAACTTTCAACTGAAAAAGAAGTAGCAGATATTGCTGAAGGTAAAGATACTCGGGATATGACTCGTGCACAGTTATTGCGCGGAACCTTTAGAGCATTATCATTAAAACTTGCAAGAGCACATGCGCCGATGCTAGTGACTAATCACGTCTTTGATGTTATTGGTTCATATATGCCAATGAAGGAAATGGGTGGAGGTGCTGGTCTTAAATATGCAGCATCGCAGATAGTATTCCTTTCTAAGAAAAAAGATAAGGATGGAACAGAGGTTATAGGTAATATAATTCATTGCCGTATGCACAAGAGTCGTTTTACTAAAGAAAACAAAATGGTTGATGTTAAACTTTCTTATGAAACAGGTCTTGATCGTTATTATGGATTGTTAGAACTTGCTGAAAAATATGAAATATTTAAAAAGGTCAGCACTCGTTTTGAATTACCGGACGGAACTAAGATGTTCGGTAAGCAGATTATGGCAAATCCTGAAAAGTATTTCACTGATGATATAATGCACCAGTTGGAATTAGCAGCAGAAACAGAATTTAAATACGGAAAGGTCGGGATCGATGAAGTCGATAATTCCGAAGAAGGTGAATTACAAGATAACGGATAAAGAAATTGACGGTCTTGTATGTATTGAAGTTTTAGAAGAAGAATATAAAGGAACGATTTTTCATTTTGGGAAAGTCGGTAGAATACAAGAAGGCGATGAAGAAGGGTTGAAATTCATTTACTCAATAGATGAAGGCGATACTTCTTTAGAGCAAGATGAAGCATTTAAAGACTTAACAGCATCCATTTTATATGACTTGGTTCTTAATCAGACAGAAGAAGAGAAATGAAAATAGTAATAGTGACCGGAGGGTTTGATCCGCTACATTCAGGTCATATAGAATATTTCAAAGCGGCAAGAGCACTCGGTGACCAGTTATGGGTTGGACTCAATTCCGATGAATGGTTGATGCGTAAAAAAGGAAAAGCATTTTTACCATACAAAGAACGATGTGCTATTATCAAAAATCTTTATATGGTCGACAAGATAATAACTTATAATGATAAGAAAGATAATTCGGTTAATGCAATATTCAACACAATGATGGAAATTCAAGATTGTGATGAAATAATTTTTGCAAATGGCGGGGACCGAACTGAAGAAAATACTCCAGAGGTTGATGCATATAAAAATATTAGTGGCGTTTCATTTGCGTTTGGGGTTGGTGGAGGAAAACAAAATAGTTCTAGTATTATTTTAGATGATTGGAAACGACCTAAGACCCAACGTAGTTGGGGATATTATAGAGTATTGATGTCTGATAATCCTTCGGTTAAATTAAAAGAGATGACTGTCAATCCTAATAAATCTCTATCTATGCAAAGGCATAAGGAAAGATCTGAGTTTTGGTTTGTTTCAAGTGGTACAGCTACGGTACACACAATAAGTCCAGTATCATCTGATTTAGAATTACGAGGAACATATAAACCACACTCTTATCTTACTATAAATGAAAATGAATGGCATATGCTTTCTAATGAAACTGATGAGTTGTTAAAGGTAATTGAAATTCAATATGGGACTCGATGTGAAGAAGACGACATAGTGAGAAAAAGTCTATATCCAGATTATGCATGAATTAAGGGGAACCATGTAATGTTAATAGAAGACGATGTAAAATTAGATTATTCTGATGTTTTAATTCGTCCTAAGAGATCCACACTCACTTCTAGATTTGATGTTGAAATGAATAGGACTTACAAGTTTTATCATAGTAAGAAAGAATGGACTGGCGTTCCTGTTATGGCAAGTAATATGGATACCACTGGTACATTTGACATGCACAAGGCATTGAGTAAACATGGTATGGTCACTTGTATTGCTAGGCATAATAATACACATGGGTCAAAGTGGGCAGCTTCTGATAATATGGATAAACTATGCGTCATGTCTGGAATTTCATTTAATGAAATATCAGAAATAGTTGGTGTTGCTAATACCTTTCCTGATATTGCATTTGTTGGTTTGGATGTTGCAAATGGATATACGATTAATTTTGTTGAAGCAATAAAGCAGTTGAGGACGCAACTTCCTAGTGCTACAATCATAGCAGGAAATGTTGTTACTGCTGATATGACAGCTGAATTGATTTTAGCTGGTGTTGATATTATTAAAGTTGGGGTGGGACCAGGAAGTGTATGTACCACAAGAATCAAAACAGGTATTGGTTATCCACAGTTGAGCGCAGTTATCGAATGCGCTGATGCAGCTCATGGTTTAGGTGCTCATATAATTGCGGATGGTGGTTGTAATTCATCGGGTGATATAGTAAAAGCATTTGCTGCCGGAGCAGACTTTGTAATGATTGGTGGTATGCTTGCTGGGCATGACGAATGTGATGGTGAATATGTATTTTCAGATGATATAAAAGAACCTATTGGTATGGAATTTTATGGTATGGCGTCGAAAACTGCAATGAATAGGCACGGTCATCCTAATCGTGAATATCGAGGTGAAGAAGGTAAGACGGTCACTGTTCCGTATCGGGGTGACGTAGAATATACAGTGCTTGATATTCTAGGTGGTATTCGTTCTGCGTGTACTTATGTTGGTGCTGAAAGATTAAAAGACTTAGCAAAATGTGCAACTTTTATTAGGGTAAATAATACGCATAATCGTATATATGAAGGAGGTTAAAATGGATGCATTAATTGATGCTTTGAGGATAAGGTATCAGGGGGAAATTGCAGCTGCCGTTGCGAATATTAACGTGTACAGGAAAAATCCTGTTGGTATAGGTGAACACTCAGATCTCGTAAGCGCACTAGATGTTGAGGTTACTAAACTCAGCACTGCTATAGATAAACTGAATGTCTTAAATCAGACGGTATTTGAACCATCAAATGAATAAAAGAAAAACGGTATATTGGGCACCTTGGTTCGTACCACAAGAATCACATCATTGGAATATGTTGTTTATAGAACCTCAAAAATTATTCAATAAAATAATAAAAGAAGTATCAACTACAAGTGATGATAGATTAAAAGCTATGATAAGATGTCCTGCTTTTTCTAATTTAGGCAAAAATACTTTTTATGTCGAAAATCCTATTACTACTGAATTTAATATAATTGATGGAGAAATTAAATACAACGGAGATAATTTTTATCATTGCACACTATCAAATTCTTTTAACCATATGTATGGTTCATCATATTCAGAAACAAATACATTTAAATATGGATTATCTTATATATTTTTTTCTGAATATGATTTAGAAATATTAATGACAGCACCTTATTTTTCAGAAGTCAATCATACAAATTACGCTAAATTAGTTCCTGGTAAATTTAATATATCTAAATGGTTCAGACCTATAAATTTAGAAATGATATTAAATGGTGATAAAAATTATTTTAAAATGTCTGAATATGAACATATGGCATATTTTTCTTTTTTAACGAATGATAAAGTTGAATTAAAAAGATTTGAATTAAACGATACTCTAAGAAAAATATCAGACACTTGTTCTACGGTTAGTGATTGGTGGTCTAATGTGCCTTTATTAGAAAGATATGATAGATTTTTAAAAACTAAAACAAATAGACTTGTAATGAAAGAAATTAGAAAACAACTAGTGGAATAATGGAGATAATTAGTGCCTCTGACTAGAAAGCGGATTATATATGATAGGTCTGGTAAACAACCGTATATGATTCGCAGATGTTTAATATTTAGAGAAAAGTCTGACCACCTTGAACAAAACGTCAGGGTTCCTTTTAATATATACTTACATAAGATTTTGCTTTCAGATGAACCTATTTTACATGATCATCCTTGGAATTGGGGAACATTCATTATTAGCGGTGGATATTATGAACACACAAATAATGGAACCTTTTGGCGAGGACCTGGCAACATAAGAATTCATAAAGCAACAGATACTCATTGGATAGAATTAAAAGATAATAAACCTTGTCATACTTTATTTTGGCATGGAAAACGAAGAAGAACTTGGGGTTTCCAGACCGAGAGTGGTTGGATAGATTACAGAACATTTTTAACAGAAAGAAGTGAATATGCGGATTGAAGATACAGTGTTAACTCATCTTCTATATAATGAAAACTATGCAAGAAAGGCACTACCATTTTTAAGAGATGAATATTTTTCTGATTCAAGTGAGCGTTTAGTCTTTCACCAGATTAATGAATTTATTCAAAAATATAACGACCTTCCAAGCAAGGAAGCACTTCTTATTGATGTTGATAAGATCAAGAATCTATCAGAATCAGATTATGAAAATTCAATAAGTGTAATCCAAAAAATTGAAGAACCACAATCAGTAGAAGAACAGTGGTTACTCGATGCAACTGAGGAGTTTTGTCAAGAACGAGCAATCTACAATGCCATTATGGATAGCATTGGGATCATTGACGGCAAAGATAAGAGCAACAACAAGGGGAATATTCCAGAAATATTAACAAATGCTCTGGCAGTTTCTTTTGATAGTCATGTTGGTCATGATTTTTTAGAAGATTCAGAAGATCGCTTTGACTATTATCACCGAATAGAGGAACGCATACCGTTTGATATTGATTTGCTGAACAAGTCAAGTCGAGGCGGTCTACCTCGTAAATCTTTAAATATAATTCTTGCTGGTACAGGGGTTGGTAAGACTCTTGCTATGTGTCATATGGCAGCTTCTAATATGATGATCGGTAAGAATGTTCTTTATATTACAATGGAAATGGCAGAAGAAAAGATTGCAGAACGTATAGATGCAAATTTATTGAATGTTGCGGTTGATGAACTTGCAGTTCTTCCTCGAGATGTATATGAAAACAAGGTAAACAGGGTTCGGGATAAGACTGCGGGTAAGTTGATTATCAAAGAATTTCCTACAGCTTCTGCTCACGTTGGGCACCTTCGGCATTTACTTAATGAATTGAATTTGAAGCGTTCTTTTGTTCCAGATATAATTTATATTGACTATCTTAATATATGTTTATCTTCTCGAATTAAATCTGGTGCGAACGTGAACAGTTATACTTACATCAAATCTATTGCCGAAGAGCTTCGGGGTCTTGCTGTAGAAAGAAATCTACCTATAGTTTCAGCAACACAAACAACCCGAACTGGATTTACTAATTCAGATCCGGGACTTGAAGATACTTCTGAATCTTTTGGTCTACCTGCTACTGCAGATTTTATGGTTGCTCTTGTTACGACTGAGGAACTTCAGGAACTGAATCAGATAATGGTTAAGCAATTAAAGAACCGTTATAATGACCCAACAATAAATAGAAGATTCGTAATTGGTATTGATCGTGCTAAGATGAGGTTATACGATTTAGAAGATGATGCGCAATCTAATCTTATGAATGACGATGTTGTTATGGATAATACTAAGTTTGGTGAGAGAGAGAAACGTGACTTTAGTGGATTAAAAATTTAGGAGATTAAACAACTGTTATGGGTAAAACATGGCGAAGAGCCAAGACCGACTGGGATGACGGAGGGTATAATTCCCCTCGCGATTATGCTAAAAAAAAGAAAAGAGCATCCAATAAACAAAAAATAGAAACAAGGAAGCGTAAAGAACAATATTTAGAGGAACCTTCTAGAAATTACAGGTAATGTTATGAGTCATTTTCGTTTTATTGACAAAAATGTTGATGTGAATAAAATATTGAAACAGCTTACGGACAATCCTGAAGATTGGAAAGCTGTAACGAAAATTAAAAATATATCAGGTGATCTAGATCCTTATGGGTTTTTACCAATAACAATGGCGGTAGTGAAACCAGGAGTTGACCCTCATCATTCTCAGGGGCAACAAAACACTCCTATGTATTACAAGTACACTGAAATAAGAAGATGGTTGAAATCTCATAAATGCCATAGGCATTCTCGAGCAGCATTTTTTAAGTTACAACCAGGAGGTTCAGTCGGTAAGCATATTGACTGGGGTGAGTATTATAAAACGAGGGATCGTTATCACCTGTCGCTTTCCGGAACGTATGAATATACAGTTGGTGACGAAATGCACGTTATAGAACCAGGGACTTTCTTTTGGTTTAATAACAAAATTGAACATCAAGCATTATGTATCTCAGATACAGA